AAACCTTAACGGAGCAAATTCTACCTCAACACAGCTGCCTTAACCTAACGCATTTTAACGCACCTCATAATGACGAATCTTACCTCAACACAGCTGCCCGACCAAAAAATAATTCATCCCAATCTACTCTAACATTCCCCGACTGCCTGAACATAACTAATTCAACCTAATACCAACTCATCTTAAATAACCATGCCTGGACTGCCTTAACACATCTTAAAACAACACGATCTCACAGCAACACAACTCATATCAACACACCTTATCTGCCAGAACAGAACTCAAAACACCTCATTCTAAAACGACAAACCAAAGCTGCCTTAACTTGACTTAAAATAAAACACCACAATCTAAGCTTAAATTACCTAATTATGCCGTAGCTGCCTCAAACCAACAAAACACATATAAACGTTCCTCTACACACCAAGAACTTACCATAGCTGGCTTACCATATCTTAACCCATACGAACGGAATATAACTTATCCCAAAGCACCTTACCTTGGCTGCCTAAAACTACCTTAACTCGTCATAATGGAATCTAACTTAACATGCCCAGACTCAACTTATCTATACTGCTACTTCTTGAGCTTCTTTAACTGCAGTAATCATTTCTACAGTAGTATCTAATCTCTTTTTAGAGTTTTCGATTGTCAGAAGAGAACTGAGACGTTTTTCAATAGATTGTAATCTATCTTTTTCTTCAACCATGACTTTCTTCCAGATATCAGGTTGTTGTATTGCTATAGAAGTCTTTTCGTAATATTTACGATTTCCATCTGTAACATGAACAAATACAGGTTCTTGTTGTTCCTGATCTGATTCTATGACTAAAAATCTAATAATCCTTCTAGCAGTGTCTATTCGGTGTAGATTAGCAGCTTTAGCATCATCCCACTCAAACCCTACATGTAATGGATTATCTTCGCTTATAGCACGTTCTAAGACCAATTTAGGGGTAACTTCACCATATCGTTTATGAATAGCATCTAATTCTGCACCAGCAAGATTAGGATCAATCTTCATTCTGGTATTCTCTTTCCATGTATATTCCATATTCTTAAAAGGCAAAGATTGAGGCCGATTTTTGCTTTTTCGACCTCAATACGTTTACATTAAGCAGCTTCTTCTCTTTCAAGAACTTTTTGTTCATATGAATTAAGAAGACTGAAAGCACCGAATGTTCCTCCACGTTCCATTCGCCATTCACCAATTCCTGATGTAAATCCTGCTAATTCAAACAAGTTAAGCAACTGTTCTTGACTGATTGAATCTGCATTGTATTTGACATTCAGATTGACATTCCAATTATCAAACTGACCACGATACCTGATATCAGTAGTCATATTGATCTTGACCATATCTTGACGTAGATGAGGTCTATCACCATGTATCTGAACTAATTCTCCATCATCAGGTACTACATAAAACAATGACCTAGCATCTGTCATTGTCATTGTAGTCTGTTTTGCTGCTCTAACTGCTGCTGCTTTAAAACCACATGCAGGAAAACCATAAGGTCCATCAGGATGTTCTCCATGACTAAGAAGATATAAAGAATCCCTATATTCCTGTTCAGGATCTTTTGCTGGTTTCTGTTTAACAGATTTCTTCATCTGTTTATCCAACATCTGCTTTTTAGCCTTTTCAGACCACTTATGACTGATTAATGGTGTCAATCCTGTAACTGCAAACTGAACAGTTCGTATATTAGGAGGATTGATCTGCATTTCTTTCATTGCCATAGTTCCTCCTTATATTTTTATTTTAGTTGCTTCAGATGGACTGTCATCACTTTGGAATGGTACATCATCAGTAACTTCTTCTTGCTTACCTCTGTTGTTACGGAACTTCACTTTATTGACAATGAACTCATACTTCACATGATGAGTACCATTCTTGTCATCGAATTCCCTCTTTCTAGGTTTGCAATCTCTTACCAGTAATTCATGTCCTTTCTTGACAAACTGGTTAATTGCTTTTGCAACATTGTTGTATGCTACAAAATCGATCCATGTAGGATCTTGTTCTCTATTATCATCCTTGACTGCCATACTGAAATTAGAGAACTCAGTACCTTGTGTTGTTTGACCGCTTATTGGGTCGTTACCTAAGTTTCCTTCAAAGATACAAAACATCATATTACTTATCCTTATTTATAGATTATGAATTAAAATGCCTCCTGTAAGACTCCAATGTTTAGAAGCAGTGATCCTATATAGGTATTTGTCTTCTTCCATTAAAGCATCACAAACGGCTTTAATAAGGTTATCTAGATCTGGACGTACATCATGTGGCATTCCATCTCTCAACAACCTTTTCTTCTTCGACCAAGATCCAGGCATAGGCATACAGAATTGTACGCTTATTGATCTTGATAGAATGAAGTTGTGTTTACTTGCGATTTCTCTTATTTCGTCTGCGAATTTTCGGTATCTCATCACTACTGGACGTTGTTTCCAACGATCCGCTTGAGTCTGCCTTGGTTTCGCTACTGGAATTAGATCGAATTTTAGGAACGAATTGTAAGTGTTCATTCGTCTTTCTTATTGGTTCTCCACTAATGTTGTATTCAGTCCATGATTCAAGATACTTGTATAAATAAGTATTCTCATCAACATCTACTCTTGCAATAATTTGGTTGTCATCTTCTGCTTTATCTCCGTAATTGTTTGCTTTAATAACATCAAAAATAAATGAATAAGTTTCTTCTTTCATTGTTCCTTTATGTATGAGTATATCCATCCAACTGAATACCAACCCACATATAACACCAACGGATCATAATATGATCAGCCGGTATACCGTAATGTGCTCTTTTACGGAATTGACGATAGGATGTTGCACCATCAGGATTCCTGTCAAAAAGATCTTTAACTGCTTTACGTTGAAGTTTTGTTAAATACATTTATTCCTCTTCTTGCATATAGTTTCGTTTTACTTCTTCTAAATGAAATTCTATCCAGGTGCATGAATCCACATCTGCTAGTCTAGAATAGAATGCTTCTCCGAATATGTTCTTGATCTCTCGTCTTTCCATATTCGTTGTTATGATAAATGGACGTTCATTACCATGTCGTTCACTTATCAAATACATCAACTGCTCTATTTCAAATTGAGATGCAGTCTGTGATTTGTCTGACTTCAATTCATCAATGAATAAAAGATCAGCCCAAATGGAGGGGCGAAGGAATTGTTCCATGTCTTTTATAGTATCATCTTGATACACACCCCTCATTTTCAGAAGCCAGTTATACCAACGCTTAATCATCACTGACTTGTTGTTGTGGTAGAACTCTTTAGCTATTGCTACTGCTAAAGTTGTTTTACCTGTACCAGGAGGTCCAGAAAGAACTAATGAGTAGTTATCCCTCACATCTTCATAAAGATGCCGTGGCGTTCGATCTAAGCCTTTTAAGAAGTTATAGTTATCAATGTTATCCAATGTGAAAAAAGCATGTTTCAATACTCCTGCTTCTTTTAAGAATTCAGTGAGTTGTTTACTCTTTTCTTCTTCACTAGGTACTATCTCCAAAAACTTAATCTTCTGAACTCCATCTTCTGTTATCCATTCAAAGGGTCTATCTGAAGTTTCATATTTACCTAAATTTGATTTATCAAACTTTGAAGCATTTGCTTTACATCTCTTAATAAGATCTAAGAGGACGTTCTCTGCCAATGATAAGTCTTTTGTTTCTTTCTCTAACAGCTTCTTTGATTCTGTGTTTTTCTGTAGCTTCTTTCTTAGAGTTTCCATGTTCGCTTTGATCGTAGAACTCTCTAAACTTTTCTTCTCCAAAGAAGACTTCTGATCTTCTAGACCACTTTTCCCATTTATGTCCTTCGGGGAATTTTTTTGCAACATGTTCAGCTACTCCGATGATGTCTTCTGCACTATATATCTTAAGTAATATACTAAGTCTTTCTTTACATTGTATGGTTAATCTATATTTCTTCTTTAGTATAGAGTTAACCTTATTTATTAATATAATATATATATTAGCGTCAACTTCCGTCATAAGCCTTTTTCGGTAGCCTCAAGAATATCTTGTAAATGCCATGAGGACTTGGCAAAGGCTACCTTTTTTGGGTTAAGTAACTATCTTAAAGTAATCTTTAATATCAGCAGAATACTGAAGAACTGTTCTCAGTTTGTTTCCATCTTTAAAGGACTTATAAGATACACCTTTTAAAACTGCATTGTATGAACCTTTATCCAATCCTTTTAAGATATCATGGAAGGTTGTACTATCTGCTAATTGATCATACTCTTCTTTACTTATTTTTGCTGTTGCATACATTATATCTATACAATCTTGAACATCTTTATCATCATGATTAAGTTCAGGTAATTCTGGCTCATCAAATGTGATTTTAGGTTCAGGTTTTTCTTCAGAATTCATTGAATCTACTTCCTTGAATGACTTATCTAATTGATCCTTTTCAGGAGTAGAATGAACTGTCAATTGAGGAGTAGGATTAACAACATCTGGTGTTTCAATATGAACTTTTGCACTGTCTGGAATATCATCTACTTCTGTTTCATCCAGCATTCCCATACCACAAATAGAAAGTGTTACTCTACGCTTTGCTTTAGTAACTGCTTTAAGCATTGCATTACCAAGATTCTCACCTTTTAATCCTGTTACTTTTGCAAAACCCATATCTGAATCTTGCCTATTTGTATTCTTTTCATTTGCTACTACTGTTACTAGATAGATATCTTCAACTATTTTTGTATCAGTAATGGCTATTGAAATATCATGAATCTTCCTCAACTGATCTGTACAATCTTTAGCAGCATACAACTGTAATTTCCCATTCAATTTGATATAAAGAAATGGTTTTGTAAGAGGATTAAGTCCTACTGAATCACATACTTTTGTATAATACTGCAACCTATCTGCAGTTGATAAAGGTGCTAAATCTCCACCAATTAATGCTTTCTCAATGTTCTCATTATTGATTGCTACTAATGCTTTACTGCTCATCATTGCCTTTCTTTTTGCTTAATGCTCTATATGGGTTTCCAACTTTAATACAATCTTCATAGATTTCAGGGTACTCCTTCTTTAGTTTCGCTGAATCTACTGTGGTTTTTCCTTTTCGGTAAGTGAACGTATATAAGACATTCCCTTCTCCATCATGTACTGTCTCTGCTGATCCGATAGCAATCTTGGCTTCACTTTTAAGATCCTTTGACTGTTTTCCAAGTCTGGAGATAAGTGAATCCAGTTGATTTGCTTTCGCCATTTTCTTCTTGATATCCTCAGTAATAAGAACTGAACCATGCGTTGCTTCTGGTGGATAAACCATCCGAAGATCGCTTTCATTTTGAATTTCAGGTGCAACATCTTCCTTGACGTTTCTGTTCCAGAATTCATTAGCACGCATCAATGCGAACTGAATATCATTAAGACAGTCTTCCCTATAGATCGTTCTATGAACTAAGTTCTGACCTCCTAATAGTGCAAAGATGTGCCATGCTTCTGCTTTTGTACAACAAAGCATTGCTGCAATTCCTTGCCAATAATACCAAGGTGGAATTTGACCATCATCCCAACTTGATGTCTGAAAAATACTCTGGTTCTTTATCTCTGCTATGTCTTTACCAATACGACCATCTAAATGAGCATAAATATGATCGTTGGCCCAATAAGTTCTCTGATCTTTCCTTACCTTATTTGGAAGCTCTGGAAAGAACTTAGGTATAGCTCTTAGGATAGGTTCTTCTAAATGTATTCCCCAAAAGACTGCATCCTTCTTGGATAGATCTTCTGGTTCTACACGACCTGTTTTCTCTGCCCAAAGATCAACAGGAGTTTTGTACTTGCTTGCTTGCATCAGAATTGGAAAGTCGCTTGTTCCCAATCCTAGTTTTCTCATCTCTGCATTGTCTGCGGAGAACTTTATTCCTTTCGGCATTTTTGTTCCTCTTACTTAAAAAATTTCTTACATCAAAGAGACTGCGATCTCGTTCTAAACGAGCAGTCTCCAACTTCTCATCGAATCTATGGAAAGCGTTTATCGCTTGCTTTAGTTCTCTGATTTCATGCGTAAGTTCCTTCAAGCTTTGTAGCAAGATCTCGCTTTCGCTCATTTAATAACTCCATTGCTTTTGCAAGAATCTTTGGATTCTGTCGTTTCCCACATAGGACTTGAGAAACATAAGGTTGTGTATATTTAAGACTTTCTGCGACTGATTGGATTCTGACTCCGAAATACCTCATCTCTTCCCTGAGATTTTTGAAGTGTCTTTCCATGATCCTCTTTAATTTTTTTGTTGTACTGATAACCCTGCTCTGTTACATTACAATAGCAGAATGATTAGTACGGTAAACGAAACACGTACTCTTGTCAACATAAAACTTATTTCAATAAGAGAGGAATGAAAGTTGAAGAATTAGGTTTGTTTATAATTAGGAGGATCTCTGGCAGAAGAAAGAGGTTTACATACAAGCATCCACCACCAAAGAGGCTATATGTGGGAACCCTTATTAGAAGATATTTTAGTTAGACTAAAAAAACATTGTAATTTACATACCGATGCGGAAGTAGCAGATAGATTGAATATGAGTAAGCAGGAGCTTCACGGCTTCAAGAAACGTAATAAAGTCCCGTATCGGCATATAATGCATTTATGCCATGAGGAAACTATGTCAACTGATTATTTATTATGGGGTAAAGGAGAAAAACTTGCCTCTGAATCTGAAGGAATGAATTCCAGAGATAAGGAAATAATTAGATTACAAAAGGAAAATGACAGGCTATGGAAGCTTGTTGAAGGTTTTCAATCTGGAAAAATACAAGCTAGAGATGGGCAGGAAGAGAGCGAAATATTGGGAAGATCCTGAACGTCTGATTATAGTAGGTCGATTCTATGTTCCTAAACTGCGTAGAATCGATCTCTGTACGTCTGAAGAGCTTGATTACAAGATCTCTAAGAAGAGTCGTATTAAACGATCTGACAAGGAAAAAGAGAACTATCTGGATACTCTCTATGATAAGACTCTAAAGGAATTGTTAGATCCTAAAGATCTGGAAACTTCTGGTCAATCTGTACAGAAAGTCTTACAGGATTTTCTTGATTCAATACATGTAAGACCATCTTCTAAAAGACGAATGGTTATTTCCTTCAACCATTTTGTCATACATACCAAAAAGATTCCTGTAACAGAGTTGAAGACTTGGCATCTTACGACTTTTGCTAATCGTATGAGGTCTAACCGTCTTAAAGAAAGTACCATTAAGACAAATCTTCAACATGTCAGAACATTCTTAAACTGGTGTTATGATCAGGAGTTAATAGATCGTGTACCGAAGAATCCTAAAGTCAGTCCTTCTAAAAAGGAAAAGAAACCTTATCAGGTTTATCATATTCCTTTAATCTCAAAGCATATTGAAAAGGATTATGATATCTCACAGTTTCGATGCTTTATGATGTTAAAAGAAACTGGAATGAGAATATCTGAAGTTCTTGCTTTGCCTTTACGATGCATTGACAAGAAATGGATCTACATTAATCCACATCCAGAAATTGACTGGTATCCTAAAACTGGAGATGAAGATAAAGTTCCAATTTCAAAGATATTGAGACAGTTTCTGGATAAGGATCAAAGACCAAAGGATCATAAATGGTATTTAGATGATGGATTTGGAAACCAGCATCTAACTTATGGCACTTATTATCGAAGATTCAAAAGGATAAACCGTGAATTAGGTTTGAATGTTAAAGATCCAACTCACGGTTTTAGAGGTTACTTATGCTCTAGGTTGCTTGCACAAGGTGTAGATTCTTCTCTGATTGGTCAGATTGTTCGTCACTCTGATCCGAAGATGACTGCTGGTCATTATTTTGAGAAACAGCATCCTGCTTTACAGAAGGCACTAGATCTTCTATAGTCTTTTCAAATATCAATGCAAAATAAATATCACTAATTTGATCTAGATCCTTTTGAAGTTTATCTCTTTCACCACTAATTTTTCTTTTAAGAAATAAAAGCTGTTCATCTGTAAATTGGATATATTTCATTGTCAATATTTCGTCAATAAAAAGGTTGTTATTGCTAATATAGTCAATTCTAAGATGCTTCTCGAAATTGCTAAAGTATTGATTTAATTAGATTCCTACCCAATAGTGGGGTCGTAGTTGAGATTGGTTACAACTCCAACTCCCACTGATATCATTAGGTTATTCATTGAAATTCCAGTTTATTGTCAGAATATCGTCAATAAATAGGAAAGTTATAAAGGGTGCGTTAGTATCAGGAATTTAATGTTATCTGCGTAGCTCAACGTTCTAGAATGTATATTGCCAGAGTGATCACCTTTATTCGGATACTATGAAGGAAGCGATCCAACGCACCCTAATCTTATGAGACTACAATCTCATCTCCTTCTTCTGTATTTTCATCAAGAAGGATCGATGTGTCCAATCCTACAGTTGCATCACATAGAACTGTAAGCTTAGTTCCTCTGCTCCAGACTTGGTTAGGATTCGTATAACGCTTCATTACATGCGTGAAGGCATTATTCAATGACCATAGTGTACGATCACTGAAATCCTCATATTCTGGTTCATCCCATTGATCCAGTACAGGTTTGATCTTATCTGAAGTAATGATATTCCTTCTCATTGCATCACATACGAAATGATCAACCCATTGCTGATCTTCAATCTTATAGTCTTTGTACCAATCAATCCTGTTATTGCCAATCTCTTCTACAGCTCTTAATTTAGATACTGCAGTAGCAAGTCTAGGTTTGATTCGATCAAATAGATTGGTTGTATGCTTAACTTTGACAGTTACTTCACCACCAAATACCAGATTGTTGCAAACATTGACTTTCTTACCTATAGCCAAACCTACTGGAAAGCTTTTGTCATGGCTGTTTCGCAATGCAAGAAATGTTTTCGATTCAGGATGAATCAAATCTGTTTGAGCATCTACAAAGGCAAAGAATCTTTGGTGATCCTTATCCGTTCCAAATTCTGGATCTCCTAATTCAAATCCAAAGTTCTTTGCTTCTTCTTGGACTAAATCCCAAACTTCATGATGAGGAATTGGAACATGAGATCTAGTTGATGTAGGCATCCAAGATCTAGTTGCCATTAGATCCTGATAGTTTAATGGATTACCTAGTTTAACGTAGTTTCCTTCGATCATAGCCATATTATATCTTAGCCTCTTCTAGTATTTGATTAAGTTCTTCGTCTGAAGACACAAATGTATCTTCATCAACGAGTTCTGGATTTAATTGATAATAATCAACTTTGATTTCCCCTCCTTTCTTCAGGAAAGCATCTGTAGCAGCCTTTATATCATCTGAACTAGGTCCAGGGTCTGCTTTAGATCTCTTTTTGAATACAATAGGTTTTGGAATGAATTTCTTATTCTTCCAAGGTGAATGATTGTTCTTATAATTAGCCATTAATTCTCCATTCTTAAATAAAGACCATAGAATTCTTCTAATTCATCTTCTGTTGATATTTTTTCATCTTCTTCATCTAAACAGCTATTAATATGATCAATAGCATTATTTACTGTTTCAAATATCATTATTTCTTTAGTTTTTTCATCTAATAGATATTCTTCTCCATTAAGTGAAATACCTTCAGGATGTTTATAAATTATGTAATTAGCCATTATTCATCCTCTTCTTCATAAAAGAATTCATTGATGTGACACATATCAGCAACATCAGATTCTGACATGTATTTAACACATGCCATTATAACTTGGTCTTTTGATAATACTTCGTCTTCTACCATCTCTAGAAGCTTGTTAGTATCTTCACGAACATTTATTGGTTCTTTATTGTAAAACATTATTCCTCCATATATTCGATCCAATCTTGTTCAAACTTCTCTGTGTCTTTTTCATATTCTTTCTCCAGTACATCACAAGTATATTCTCTCCAATCATCAACTGTCATTTGGTCAACAATTTGGTGACATAACTTTTCAATGCGTTCTGGTGTTTTCTCTATAGATTCAGGTAAATGACTATCATCATGGTGTGGATGGTCCATTTTAACTCCATTCGGGATCAATAAATTTACG